GAACACACCATTGGCATAGGTAGTTGCGCAAACATACTTGGTGATTACACGATTGGCTTCTGCCTTCATTCCATCATTGGAAAGTTTACGAGTAGCCTCGACCCAATCAGCAAAAACAAAATTGTCTTTCTTGACTGCTTGAATGCCCCAAACATTATTACGATTGGATGGTGATGGTGCTTTACCTTTATGACGTTCTTTGATAATATCGATAGGATCTTCATTAAACAAATTTTCTGTTGGCTTAACAAAGTAATCTAGAACATCATACTCATACTCAGTGACCCATTCACGATTACCCAACTTGTCACCACGTGGTCCAGCTGCAAGACCACGATTCTGTGTTTCAACTGCTGCTTCACGCAAACCAACATACGCCATCTCTTGTTGCTCTTTGCTGAAGTAGTTCTTACGAAACTTCAAAACAATCTTGTCCTCTGTGTATGGCTCTTCACCATACTTGCATGGCATGTACACATCGGTGTCTTCTTCAATAAGAAGATCGTAGTGACTCTCATCGATAAACTGCCCAGACAGATGAGAACAGTCATGCTTTTCTTTTGCTACAATAACTTTTACCATATCATTCTCCTAGAACTTAAATCCTTCGAAACTCTTTTCATTATGTATTCGTTTACCAAAGTCAGACTTATCAAACACTGGTCCATCGTCAGTGCCAGCATCAGAGATATTCGCTTGCGCACTCATCTCTACATTATACAGCCTCATCTTCGATCTGTCAATTCCTACAACAAATCTTTTGTAGTAGTTTGGATCGGCATATCGATTCTTCAATTGTTTGATCATAATCTGACCCAACCCATCCAATTCTTCACTGGTCATTAATGCAAACATAAAGTCGCAGGTGGCTGGCAATCCAAAAGATTCAGATGTATCAGTTAATTCCACGTCAGTGTTTGCAAACCCAGATCGAGTCGTTTGTGTTGCTGAAAGCAAAGGTACGTTATACTCCACGGCAAGACCACGCAGTTCTTCTGCTATGCTCTTGATATATGTATAAGAGTTAACACTTGCACCCATCTTCATACGCTGGCTGGCGCAGATATTAAGGTAATCAATAATAACAATGTCAGGAAGAAAGTCACGCTTGAGTTTTAGTTCTTCAAGCAAAGAACGAAAGTGACCAGCATGCGCAGAAGCAGTTGGATACTCTTTGATGATAAGTTTACCCTGTGTTTTCTTTTGAACCTTTGCAATACGATTACTAAAGATATCTTTGTCGATAACCTTTAGTTCATCCATACCAAGATTCAAAAGGTTAGCATCAATACGTTCAGCGATACGTTCTTCAGCCATCTCCATAGTTATGTATAAAACATTTAAACCCTGCATCAAAGTTGAAGCAGCAAAGTGACACATGAACAAAGACTTACCAACACCAGTGCCAGCCAATGCTACGTTTAGTGTTTTCTTTGACAACCCACCTTTGGTGATTTTGTTAAAGAGTTCCAGATCGAAAGCAACCTTTTCTTCAACCCTATGATAAAAGTCAAACCGATCATCAAAATCCTCAAGGTAGTCATGACCAACATGGCGATCGAAGCTAACCCCAAGTGCATCAGAAAGTAGACTGGGTATAGCCTCTTGGTTGTGTTTATCATCTTTACCTTCAATAATTTTAATTGATGCTAGGATAGCATTGTATACTGCTCGCTGTTTGCAAAACTTCTCAGTCTCTGTGACCAACCATTCCTCATTCGTTTCCTTTGAGGTTAGTTCATTGATATATGTATCAATCTCTTTCGAGTCACTTCCGAGATCATGCCTGTTGCCAAGTTGAATGGCAAGAATTTCCAACGTGATTGGTTTATTGTAGGTATCGTAAAACTTTGTAATCTCTTCAGCAATCATCTTCTCTTTACGATCCGAGAAGTAATCTGTCTTTACAAAGGGCAGGGTCTTACGGCAATACTGTTCATTATGTACAAGATTCGAAAGAATCGTTTTTTCAATTCGCATTAATCAGTTCCACCAGTGTAAATGAGTTCGTTCTTACCAAGTTGTTCTTTAATAAGTTCTTGAAGAAAACCTCCCAGAACATATTCTACCTCTTCTTTGTCAAAGGTGTCAACATTTCCAGGGTTCTTGTGGATCTCGTAATCAAACTTTAAAGTAACAGCATCTTCATCACCATGCTCCACAAATTTGACTTCTCCATACGAGAATACCATACCCTCGTACTTGCCCTCGAGGAATTTTAAAGCAACAGTATACTCACCAGTTGCTTCTGCTTTTTCAACGAATGTATACTTAATCATCGATCTTGGCTAATTCTTTTTCAATCTCATCATCATCCATATTTTGCATAATGGAACCAGATGATATCTGATAGTTCTCAACGACCCATTGTTGGAAAGATTTATCCATAAGAACCTGTAACCAGAATTCTTTGGAGTCAGTATCCTTAATGCGCCACTTCTTGTCTTCAATAAGACCAGTGCTTAGATCAACACGTGAGTACCAACCATTGCTAGGTTTAATCACATGACCAGATTCAAGAGCCATCTCAAGCAAACCAGACCACTTGGAGATACCACCATCAAACATAACAGTAACAGGGATCTTTGCTTTCTCACGAACATAACGAGATTTCTCTACGTTGATAATAAAGTTGTAGCCCATTAGTTCAGTGCCATCTTTTTCTTGTTGACGACCAAGGATAAAGATATTATCAGCTGAGTAGTAAGAGCCAGTGCCACCGCCAACGATTGCCTTTGGATATAAACCAATCTCCATATACGTATGGTTAACAACAACCAGTGGAATGTCTTTTAAGTTCAGGTGTGGTGTAATCATACGGAACAAACTTTTCATTTGTTTGGCACGAGTCATATCACCAACAGACTTGCCGTCAAGAGCATCTTCAACTTCTTTCTTTGAAGCAAGATTACCAATCGAATCAATAACAATAATTAAATGATCGCCACGATCAACACCTTGCAATTGCTGCATGATGTCAAACTTTAATTGTTCCACATCAGTAAGTGGGGTATGAATAACTCGATTTGTGTCGATACCGAAACTATCAAAGTAAGACTGAGGAGTACCAAACTCCGAATCATAAAAGAGTAGTGCTGCATCTGGATATTTGTCCATGTAAGATTTAGCCATCAATAAACTAAAAGCAGTCTTAAAGTGTTTACTTGGACCAGCCCACATTGTTAGTCCTGGAGTTAAACCACCATCAAGACGACCACTCAATGCTACGTTGATAGCAGGAATAGAAGTTGGAATCATATCTTTCTTTTGAAAGAATTTTGATGTAGCAAGGATAGATGAATCCTTAATCGTTGTATTCTTTTTAATTTTGTCTAGTATGCTCATGTTATCCTTTCAGGAATGTCAATAGATCTGATTGATTGAGAGAACCAACCACACGTTTCAATTCAGTATTATTCTCATCAAGAAGAATCATCGTTGGCACTGAACGAATGCCGTATTGAATGGCAACAGCGTTGTCCTTATCAATATCGATCTCTTCAATGGGGATGTTAATCTTCTCTTGTGCGTTATGAATAACTTCGGTCAGCATCTTGCATGGTCCGCACCAGTCTGCGTAAAATTTTAGTACTCTCATATGTTCCTTTATTATGCCTGATAAAAATTCCAATGTCAACTATGGATTGTTTGGAGAATGTGGTAAGTCAAATACCATCGTAATTCTTGGAACGTCTCCAACATGTTTCGTTCCATGCGGTGTCTTGTTATTAAACCAAAAGAAAGTTCCTGGCTTGATAAGAACACTTTGACCATTCACTGTGTATATGTATTCTCCTTGTATGGAGAGATGATAGCGGTCTCTGGTAAGATAGTAAGTTCCCTCATCAATATGAGTTCCAACACCATGACCAATACCAAGTTTAAGGAATGCAACTCGGTCAAATGCTGCACAACCATTCTTGCGGAGCCAGCGACGAGTCTCCGTATACTTTTTATAGATCTCTGTCTTCACTGAGATCTCACTATCCTTTGGATGCTCGCCTTCATTCTCAACTGCACCCATGACAAGCTGAAGAACCTGAACAGGCAACTCTTCATTCTGTGCTGTATTTTCCATATTCTTTTCAGCATCCCAATCACTGGGATACTTGTTTATCTCAGCAAGGATCTTACTGACATCAACATTGCTTCTAATCAATCTAATGTTCTTAACCAAAGAAGTCCTCCAGTGAAGATTTCTCTTCAACGCTCCAGCCGAGTGGTTGGATAACAATTTGTAACGCATCAAGAAATACTTTCTCGAATTGTATGTCGTAGTTAACATACTTATGCAAACCAAGTTCCTTGGGCAACTCATTGGTAAACGATATGATGTTTTCTTGAATCGTATTCGGTGTCTTGAGATACACAAACTTAATCTTCTCGCCCTCGCGAATGAGAGGATACTTACCTTCCAACTTAGCCTTCTTGAGATAGTGATTGTAAAGCAAAGCACCACGCACATGCATCGGTGTACCACTGCCGTAGATGTTTGACGAAGAAGTATACTGTTGAAGATTGTTCACTGAACGAGGAAACGAGATCTGTTCAACAGGCAACTGGTTAAACTCTTTGCGAAAGGTAGTAATGAATTTATGTAAGGCTGATTGGTCACCATCAAGAATAACAGTAATTGATTCTTTCAACTTGTTGCGAATGATCTGTGGTGTTGAAGACTTAACCATCTCAAGACCCATGACCTTTAACTTTGGTGTTGCATACTGAACACCCTCAGAGTTATGCACATTAAGTATGTATCGTTTCTTGGCAGTCCACAATCCCTTGTCGGCAAGCACCTCACGCTTCATCTGCATCTTTTGATCGTATGCATTCATATACTCAGCGAGTTCGTCATAGCCTTTGTCGATGAATGGTTGGAATACATCTTCACAGATCTTATCCATAAAGGCAATCTTTTGATTCGTGTCCTTACCAACGCAGGTTGTCTCAACAAGATCTTCCAATGTCAGGTAGATTGAATCAGTATCAATGGCAATCACGTAATCTTTACCGTTGGTCTTCAACGTCTTGTTCATAAACGCATTCAACTTGTTTGCCATCCAACGAATAGACAACTGACCTGACGTTGTAATACCTTCAGCCATACGGATATCGAAGTAGCGAAAGTATTGATTACCCATCGCACCATAAGCAGAGTTCAGTGCAATCTTCATGGCCATCTGAAGATTGTTTAGTCGACTGATCTCTTTGCGCAGGTCATTGTTCTTTTTGTCATGCTCAAACTCTTGTTGAATCTTTAACATCTGCTTCTTGAAACGAGAACGATTCTTGTACATCTCTTCCATCAACGCAGGCATGAACCCTTGTGTATCTTTGGTATACGATACACCATTGGCAGTCAACGTAATGTTTTGTTCTTTCAACATCGTGGTGTTGATCTCTTTGTTAAGCAACTGATCAACAGTTACATTCATCTTACCAGCAAGCAAAGTCTCAGGAGAGATATTGTATTGCATAATCAGGTGAGGATATAGAGAGTTCAAGTCAAAGGAAGCAACCCACTTGTGCATACCAACGATGGGATCTTTAACATACGCACCTTCAAACTGAGAGTCTTTGCGACTGGAGTTATTCTGAGGTATGGCAATACCTTTGTCACGCAGATGATTGTATATGATAGCGTCCCACATGCGCACCTGCGAGAACACATCTTCGTAATTGATCTTGGCATTGTAAGCCATGGTAATCTGCAACTCGATTAACTTCATCTTGTCTTCGAGTCTATCAACCAGTGCTACGTCATGAATGTTATACTCAACAAACTCTTTCCAGTAGTCAGTATAAAATTCTTTGAATGAGTTGCCTGGATTCTCTCTCTTACGTTCACCCAGTTCAACGAATGCGATATGATCCAAGCGATATGATTCCTGTGTAGTGTAAGTATACTTCTTGTACAGGTCGAGATAGTCAAGAACAGCAACACCATGAATGTCGTAGGCAGTTTCTTCGTTACCACGAATGTTGATAGTTCGTTCACGAATGCTTTCCCATGGCGACAATCGCTTGCTGTAGGTTTCACCCAGTGTTGCATTGATGCGACGAATGAGATAAGGAATGTCAAACAGATTGCAGTTCCAACCAGTGACAACGTCTGGTGTGTTCAATGACCAGTAGTTGATAAACTCTCTCAGCAGATCGAGTTCATTCGTGCAGTAACGATACTGAACATTCTTGTCAGTGTTGACATATGGTTTGCTACCAAAGGTAATCACTCTCTTTGTCGCATTGTCTTGCAACGTAATGAGAAGGATCTCTTCATTGGCAGTCTTCATATTGGGAAAGCCAGACTCAGTGCTGGTTTCAATATCGATAGTCCAGATACGGATGTTCTCGATATCAAACTTGAGTTCACCTTTGAAGTTGTCGGAGATATACTGAGCAACGTAATTGTTGTTGCCATAGATCTCGAAACCTTCTACGTCTTTGTAACGATCAATGTAGTCTTTGGTATCACGCATCGTCCCAGGATGCAGCGATGCTACGTAATTACCCTGAAGTGTTTTGTAATCGGTTGGTGTCTTTGAAGGAACGAAGATTGTAGGTTGAAAATCTTCTTTGCGTTTGTACTGGTTGCCCTTGGTATCATAACCACGAACCAGCATCTTGCTGCCGTACTGATAGACGTTTGTATACATTATTTTCCATAGATCAACATCATTATATCAAGAGCACAGTCATGCACGGGATGATGTTTAATGACGTTGTGTGATTTAAAAGTAGGGTGAACGATATCACAGTAACCATTCTTGCCTGTATCTTTTAACAGGTCAATGGCAGTGCGCATATCTCTCCAGTTATTATACGGGAAAATTAGCTCTTGGTCAAGTTGCCTTGTCAAAGAATCAATACACATTTGGTCAAGAGAACCACGTGCCCAAACTGTTTGATCCTTTTCTGAAAACTGTGCAGCATACTCACGCAGTGCACGTATTGCTTCCAGTGGAGACATATCCAAGTCAGTTGGTTTCAAACTAACACCACGGACATACTCATGTTGCTTGGACCACCAGTCAATGGTGTCCTTTTGTGCAACACGTTTTAGTTCTTTGAGTTGGTATTGAACATCCACTTTGACGAATATAGAATTGTCGAGTAGCTGTTCGTAGGTATAATCAGTGCCGATCTCAAAGTGAGTGAGAGCAGCAGACAGGATTACGCTGTGAGACTCAGTTCCAAGAGTCTCGATGTCGAACATGAACATAATGAAAAATCCTCCAGATATAAGTCTATTATACCTGAAGGATGAATAAAAGTAAAGGGATTATTTTGGAATTACGTTTGCAATAACAATACCAGATCCAAAGAGTCTGTTGTATTCATTGGCAAGTTTCTGATCAGCATCCGCTTCAGCAGCAATTGCGTTGAGTCGAATTTTAACCTTACCTTCAGCGTAAGGCATGTATGGAGCAATTCCAACACCCATGCCACCATCACGTTCTTGCAACATTACTGAAGCTGGTTCGTTGACCACATAATGTCCCTGACCAAAGTCTTCGCTAGCGATGTCACCCATGATCACTTCACCATTGATCATTTTAAAAATTTTCACTGTCATGTTTTATCCTGTTCAACTAGATTGTCTATAAAGTCCGATGCAGTTATAAACTGATCAAAGTACCGTATAAACGTATCACTGTTATAAATGTGTTGTGCAACAATTAATACAAATTTGTTATTGTAAACAGATACCTTGAAACGCCACTCTCCTCTGCGCACTGCAGTGAAGGTTGTCATGTTCGGGAAGTATCTTGCTTTGTTGCTCATAGTATTATTTATGAGCAAAAGGAAGTCCGAAGACTTCCTTATTTTACCTCACCTTACCTCTTTTGTAAAGTTTGAAGGATTGGATACCCTCAGAAATTCCCATGAGGATTTGCTTACAGCTTTTCAGCAGCTTTATCATAAACATTCTCCTGTAGTAATTCCTTACCCTTACGAGACTTCACTGCGATTTTCTTTGGTTTCTTTTCTTCTGGAATCAAACGCTCCAAGAAGATTTTAAGCATACCATTGAACATCTCAGCATCTTTAACTTCGATGTGGTCATCGATAGCAAAGGCACGAGTGAAGGCACGATTAGCGATTCCACGGAACAAGAAGTTCTCTGGAGTCTCATCGGCTTTAATGTTGCCACGAACTACTAACTTACCATCTTCCATCTCGATATCAATGTCAGTCTGACCGAAACCAGCCACAGCCAACTCAATGGTGTAGTTGTTGTCGTCATGCTTGATGATATTGTATGGGGGATAGTTTGGAATGTTCTTGGTCAGGTCTTCATGCATCTTTTGCATGCGAGCCATGGGCTCTTCGAAACCAACAAAGAAACGATCAAAGTCCTTGAATCCAGGACCAAATAATGCTAAGTGTGTCATGGTCTCCTCCTTACTCTTTGGCAAATGCTTTCTTCGCATCAAAGGTGTATGCTGACATACCCAATGTAGTGAAGAAATCATTATACGATTTAGCTACGTTCTTCGCAAAGGAAGATTGTGCAGCGATAAAAGTATTGAGGGGTTTTTTAAGTTCTTCGTTTTTGACGTATGTCTCAACGAATTTAGTTTTGACACTTTGGAAAGTGTCGATGGATGTGTTGATATTGTTCAACATAGTTTCTCCTATTAAGCGAGTTAAAGTTTAGCACCCCGAAGGCATGCCATTAAAATCCTGCTTACTGTGGTACAGGGACAGCTTGACGTACTGTCAGCGTTAGACGCTCCTAAGGTAGAAGAGCCTTTACGTTCCCATCCCGATGGGACAAGAACTATTTAGTTAAACTGCTGGTGGGGCTACAGTGCTTGTTGCAGCATTTGCTGCAGCTTCTGCTGCCTGAACCTGAGCCGAACCCTGTTGCTGGATCTTATTTACCAACTGGAAAATAGATTCAAAGGGATGCTTACCCAACGATGCCAAAATTGCATTAACTTCGTCAATGGTCAGTTCGAGTTTGATAGTTACTGGTTGTGCTTGTTCAGCCATGATATCTCCAAAATATAAGATGATTTAGTTTACTTCTTTTTGCCAATATTGTATTTAGGCACTAATTCCCACTCTTCCTTTTCTTTGTGGCTAACCACTTTGATCTGAGAGAGTGATGCTTTTGGGTCTGCTTTAGATGCGTCAAGTATCTTTAGCAGCCCCCAATCTTGTAACAAACCAGCGATCGTATTTCTACGTTCTACATCGTTGGCTGTGATGTTCGATTCCTTACCGTCCAATGCAAAGAGTTCTTTGAAGTGAACGATGTAATACCTACCCTGCTTATGTAATATATGGCATGATTGATATAATTTTTTATCTTTTCTGGATGCGATCCCGATGCGGGTAAGAGTCTCACGAACCTTCAAAAAATTGTCTGGTTCTGGCAAGGTCACTTCGAGCATGGAGTCGGGCTTCCAATCATAATAGATCATTTCGACTGTCATTTTCTACCACCTGTATATTGTTTTTCTTCAATGGTTTTCAATTGTTCTGGAGTTAAAATTCCAAGAACCTGTTTCGCTTTTTCACTGGAGTAGCCGTAGCAATCCATGACCAATTTAAGATTCTTTTCTTCCTCACGTTTAAACCATTTGGAAAATCGCTTCTTCTTCGGTATACTATTTAGCAAAAACTGAAATTGCCATTTGTTGGAAATTTGATGCCTTTGATTCATCTCATTGGCATACATAACAGTGTCAGGGAAAAACGACAGTCCCCTATTTACCATCCATGCAGAATACTCTTTCTCGTTACTGGGATCCTCCTTGATCAGATCTTTCTTTGTTTCATTTATAGCGTTGAGGAAATCAAATGGAGTCATTTGCAAATACCTCTCTTAGATTTTCATCAGTTGCAGCAAATACTGTATCTGGAAATCTTTCTTTGAGGTTTCGCTCGATCACATTACGTGTCTTGCCCTGAGCCATAAATTCATTTGTTTCCATATTGTAAATGTAGAGCATATCATCGGTGCGTTCGATTCTAATACGAACAACATTTCTGGTATTTTCCTCAATTGATTCTAGTAAGTGTTTGATCTTTAGTCCTGCGACAAATTCACGATACCACCAACCAACCACAAATCCAAAAATCAATACTGCTGCGAAGGCAAAAAGTTCATCCATAGTACCCTCACTTAAACTTACATTGCAACATAATCTCTGTCATTGCAGCCATAGTATTTAGCTCATGATTGGCCACAAATGCATCTTTATATTGATAGTCTGCAAGCAAAAGAACCATCGTAGGAATACTGGCTGGTTCCATATACTCACTGGCTTTCTCATACAGATGATCAAAGAGAGAACTGGTTTCAATGTCAGAGTTCTGTGCAATCCACTGGCGAGTTTTCTTAAAGTCTTTTTCTTTAAGATTCATAACCAAAGTTTTGTAAGACTCATCGGACATATTGACCAACAAGCCAGCATCAATCTTACCCGATACAGAATAGCGTTGCAACTCATTTAAGATACGACGATAGTCAGGGAAGTGTTTGTTGACTAATTCTACTACGACTTTGGTATCATAGTCAATACCTTCGGTCTTAAGAATCTGCGTAACACGTTTAAAGAAACCTGCAGCAATGGCTGGCTTCTCTGCGTTGTCAATCTTGAAGTCAATCACTGCGCATCGGCTATGCAATGGCTCAATGATCTTGTTCTTGAAGTTACAGGTAAAGATGAAACGACAGTTGTTTGAAAACTCTTCGATGAACCCACGCAGTGCTGGTTGCACTGACTGCGCATTCATATAGTCTGCCTCATCGAGGATAACTACCTTCTTGGCATCAGTCAGTGAAACAGTTGATGCAAATCCCTTAATAGTGGTACGCAATGTATCAATGGAACGACCTTCATCAGACCCATTGATAAACAAAACATCGGCACCAACTTCATTACACAATGCACGAGCCACTGTGGTTTTACCAACGCCAGCTGTTCCTGAGAACAAAAAGGTAGGCAACTCACCTGTTGCGATGTACTCTTTAAAAGTCTGTTTCAACTTCTCAGGAAGAATACACTCATCAATCGTGGCTGGGCGATACTTCTCAACCCACAAATATTGGTCACTCATATCAACTCCATAATAAAGAAATAATTATACACTAAAAGAATCAGGCAGTCAATACCTTCTTCCATTGACCATTCACATTGATATACAACTCACCATCGGGTCCAGGAACCATCTTGACACTTACTTGCTTCTCAGTTCCAGGAACAAATCGTTTGCTGCTACCACCAATACCCAAATTGCCACTTGAGTCTATACGCATTACTTCGTTATAACCATTGTAACCGATATTACTGCCAACAGTATAGAACCCCATACTATTGGATATCGGTGGAGGTGGCGGAGGTGGTGCAATCTCTCCGTATGTAGAACAAAAGGTTACATTTGCTGGACAGACTTCTTCAATTTGCTTAATGATGTTTGGATCAACGCCAGCAAGTGGGGCAGGTACTTGAGTCTCACGAATCTTCTCAATCACTATAGGTGTTGCAGCACCCATAGCAAACATACCAAGTAACCCACCATTCCGTAGGAATTTTCTACGATCACTCATGGTTTACTCGAATGAAGAGTCAGCTTCAACGGCAACATAGTAAACTGTGTCACCATTCTTGAAACGAGAGATCTTCTTGCTAGAGATCGACACTGCGTAGTCAGCAGGAATCATCTTGAGGTTTTCTACCTTCATGGCAACATCAAAGGATGTATCGGCTGATCCAACTTCAATGTCGTAGGTATTGGCAGTGGCATTCTTACGATCACCAACGACCAAAGTAATCTTACCATCCTTACCGATGATAGAAAGGTCAGGTGCACGCAACACAGAAGCAGTGCGACTAATCATGGCCAGTGTGGCACTGGTCAAAGTAAAGTCAACATCACTGGATGGAAATGCGATCTCTTTCTGAGGATACGCAAGCACAGACTTATCTGCTGCGTAATACTTAATGCTGTTGCCACCTTCTTTAACAGTGACAAACTTCTCAGAGAACACCAAGTCAGGATCGGTGAACAACGACATTGCACCAAGGAATTCGTTCAGGTCATAGATACCGAACTCAGCAGGGAATGCTTCAGCGACATTGGCAGATGCCATAATGTTTTTCTGAGCAGAGATTGTGGTCAGCTTACCAGTGTCACGTAGTACTAGGTTGCTGTTAATACTTGAAAAGTTTTTCAACAGTCCCAGTGTTTCTTTAGATAATTTCATTGTTTCTCCTAAAAGGGTTTATCATAATATGTATAATCATTATACTCTAATTTCGCTTTGGAAGCAAATTTATTTTGCGTTAGTTTGCACTGTTGGAGTTACAACACCATTGATAACCAGTGTCTGACCTTTGAAGGCAGCAATAGCGTCTGGCAACTTACGCATGGCATCTGCTTCTGCTTCAGCTTTGAGCAATGGAATTGCCATTGGGTTGGCTTGCATAGATTCATTACGCTTCTTGGCAGTTGCCACTTTAACTTCTTCAGTCTTGTATTCGTTCTTGGCTTTGACCAATTCGTTGGCACTTGCAACAACTGAGTCAGCTGGCACAATGTTACGAATCAACACCTGACCAATTACAATAACGCCATCCAACTTTTCTTCAGCCAGTGTGCGAGCAATTTGCTCTTTGATTTCAGTTTCCATTGCTTGACGAGCATCACCCATCTCCAATGCTTCATACTTACGTGCTGCTTTGTAGATAGCGTTACGTGCAGCATTAAAGATGTAGTTGTACATCAGGTAAACATCGCCATCATGAACAGCATGGAAGCTACGATTCTTGGCATTGTAAATCTCAGCCACTTGTGCTTGGTTAATGTTGTAGGTAACCATAGCATCAAAGTCTTTCATGGTGCTGTTGTCTTTGGCCAGAGGAGTCATGTCTTCAACTTTAACTGTAATCTCTTTAATTGGGAATGTAATAACATTGCCAATCAGTGTTTGGTTGAACGAGCCAGGAAGCAACTCACCAGTGCTGACCTGTTTGTCAAAACCAACACGCAGACCAACTTCACCAGTCTCGATACGGGTACAACCAGTAACCAAAGACAAAGCTGCAACGATGGCAGAAACTTTAAAAACATTTTTCATATCAAATCCTTAAAATAAAAACACAAGTAAAACCATAACACCGACTGCCAGTGCCGAACAAAGGAAACTGTAGAGAACAGTCTTGACGACATCCCATTTTTCCTTACCCTTCATGTTTCTGAATGCAGGGATTGCGAAATAGAATGCAGCAAAAATAATAGCGAACAATAACCACAACTTAATCATTATTTCTCCAAAGAGTATTTCACATCATGCTCATACAAGAACATTAAGCAACACATTGCATGTGCTAGATGGTTCTTGCCAGTCTCGGGATCGTTTTGCTCTCCCTCTTTCCATGCCCACAGATGTCTCTGCATTGCATCAAAGTATCTACGTTTGGAATCTGGCACACGTTGCCAGTTGTCACGTTCGTATTTCTCTGCACCGAAAGTTAGAATCTCAACAGTTGCTTTTAATGCAAGTGGTGGTAACAAACCATATTGAAGTTTGTTGCCATCAAATTTTCGCCCACCTGTCGTAGCAGTTTGGGACTTTTTAACTTCTTCTTTGGAAATGAATCCATCACCTTTAGTTCCACCAATCGGCATTATATTTCTCCATAATAAAAAAGGGACTGGTCATTACAACCAGTCCCAAACTCACTACTGATTAGGCAGTACGAGTAAACACAGAAGAACCAGCAACCATAGTTGCAATGGCAACCATACGACGACTTGGTTTGCCGATGCGGTACTTGGTGGTCTTGCTACCATCACTCAGCGTTGCGCTGTTAGTGTAGATGCAGTTACCCTTGATACGCAGTTGACGGATTGCCTCATGCGGATTCTTCAAACCAAAAGAACCAGAAATCTGGCGAGGTGTAACAGCTGCACCACTCTCAAGGTACTTCAACAGTTTGTCTTGACGACTCATAACTTAACTCCATAATATGCCATCATAAAAGGCACAGGGTAGCGA